CGTCGTTTGTGGTTTATCGGGCATTATATCCATCCCAGTGTTGGTTTACCTTCATAGCCATGTTCCCAAACAAACCAAGCGAAAGCGATCATTCCCCCGTATTCTGTCGGGTTTCCATTGCGGTACATTGAAAGACGCTTAGAAAAAACCCATACCCTCGCCAATGGGGACGAATCGTAAATCTCTCTGCGCTCAGAACCTTCAAGACACGCAAGGCGCATTAGGATGCAAACTTTCCCTGTGGTGAGTTCAAGAGACTTGCGAATAAATTCAGCGCACATTTTGAATGGCGGGTTAGTTACGATGTTCGGAGCACGTGATTTATATTCCATTAGAAAATCCGTTCTCGACTCTCCGTACCCTCTTGCAACCAAATCGCTTGAATGAACTTTGTAACCAGCAGCCTCTAGTTCTTTGCTAATAGCACCATCGCCACAAGCTGGCTCCCAAATGTCACCCTCGAACTTCTCGACCGACAATAAAGCCTTTGTCCCTTCGGGAGGCGTTGGGTAGAAATCATCCTTCTCGCGGTTCTCAAGGTCAACCATCACCTGACTTTTCCTACGGCCAGACAAGGTGTTTTGTGTCATGTTCTCTCCCTCCGTGTGGCGTGAAACACTTCAAGCAAACAAACAATTGCCCGTCTTCCGTACTTAACCGCGTAATAAATTTCTTCGTCACAATTATAAACAGACGTAGCTATTTGGTTGGCAATGTTATTGGCGCAGATTGCGTAATCTTCGTCCCAAACATCGTTGTTGATGAGGTATTGTTTGGCAGCTTCGCCATCTGCTACGGGAGTGGTTTTAGTTTTCGTGCAAGGCATCGCTGAGTGATCGCAACTGCACTATTATCTCCTGTCTCTTTGCCTCACGACGTTTTGGGCTATTTCTTGGCATTTTCTCTAACCCTTTTAAGTTTCGCATTAGTCTTTCGATACCGCTCGCACGCGATAGCCAGGGCGTCATTGAGTTCCTTGACGCGCGCCTCCGCCAGCACCGCGCGGCGCTCGAGATTGTCATAGGCTACAAGGCCCTGAAACATCGGGTGGTTAACATAAATTGTGGCGCGTTCCGTTTTGATCTGTGACATTCAAACCTCTTTGTTTAGTTTTTGGGGTTACTGAGTAAATGGGTTCTGGTAACACGAAGCCTCTGTATACTTATCAATCATGGCCTGAACATCATTCATACGTTTAACTGTCTCAATGCGCTTCTTTTCGGCAGCAACTAAATCATCAAATTTCTGGCCGTATGTATTCCATGCAGACATCGCTTGTAATGTAATCTGCAACTGAACTTTTTCTTCTACTAGTTTGCTTATGTCCATTTTACGCCTCGATTTGGGGGTTAGGGTTTGACAGAGAAACGCTTCAGAAAGTCGTCCATATTGTCCTTTGCATTCTGCAACTGACCCATAAGAAATTCTAGTTCGTTTATCGAAGGGGTTTGCTTATCCGTCTCTTTGATAAACTCATCTCTTGCACCAAGAAATTCATCTAACAAATCCGAAAACTTTTCTTCCATGATGGCCTCGTTCTGGGGGTTAAAATTCATAAGGCAGTTTGTAGGGGAATAGCTTGCTAAGTAACCAGGAGATCATGGCGCCACTGCCCATAACCATTCGAAGAGACCAAAAGCCATAAGCGTGGTTCCTGAAAACAGGAAGAAGGTCCAAAAATAGCCCCAGAAGTCGCCCTCTCCGTCAGCCAAAAGAAGCCCTATGGTCGCAATGAAGACAACAATAAACCCTATGGCTGTCATGGCGCCGCCCCTATTTTCTGGTCATATCTGTAACGCTCGATCCCGTAACAGGCCCAAAGCATCTCTTTGCTGGCTTTTCCCGTCTTCTCGATCCTCCACAATTTCGACGTTGATACCCCGAGCATCTCGGCCGCTTTATCCTGTGTAAGGTCGCATCGTTGTCGCCATGAGGCCATATCATAGGGTACCGTTGAACTTTGTATCTGTTTAGGCATATTGCACCTTGGGTTTTAGAGAATACCAGACTTGCCTATCTTTTCAAACGTAAAAAATCAGTCTTTATCTTCCCACCAGAAACGGCGCGCATTTTGCATGTGGGCGATGCGACTGACATTCTGTGTTTGTGTGTAGTCATACAACTTATTCCGCGGCACTTTCCCCAGGGCCCGACTATTAGCTTCGCCGATCTGTCTAGCGGTTTCCCGCAAGTCAGGATCTAATATAGTAATTTCATCACCCCAGGTTTTCGCCTCTGCAAGCCCTTCTGAAGGCATGGTGTAGTATGGGGGTTCGGCGCTTGGTTTTCGCGCGTTCACCCGTAAGCACACCTCACATGCGGTTATCACGCCCTGGCTGTAGGGCCGCCCTTCAGCTTTAGCGCGCACTTCCGCAGCGAGCACCTCTAAAACCGCCTTGCGGTCTTCGTCTGTGAACATCTCCGGATCCTCCATTTTACATTACCCCTGCCTTGTACATAGCTTCCCATTTGACATTCAGCTTGTCGCATATGCGCAAAATATCGGGAAAGTCCATTCGGTCAAAGAAGGCCAAGGCTTTAGCTTTCTGCCCGAAGCGGATAATCTTCACCTTGCCGCTTGCGCGTTCAATTAGCTCTAGCCAGCTCTGGCCGGACACTCTTTCCAGTGCCAAGGTGTAAAGGTCATTCTGTTTTATCGTCTCTGGCATGGCCTATACCCCCTTTTTACCAGCTTCATAAAGAGAATCTGCTAATTGGCTTCTTGCAATGTCACGGTAGTCAATCTCACGCAACGCCGGGTTAAGCATATCGGCAAACATAGACGCCTCAATGTGAAAGCCCATGTTCTCCTGCATATCCTCAACAAGGCTTTCAATATATGCGGCCATTTCTTGTTCAATGCGGTTAACATCATCGGCGTTGTGCGGGTCTATTTCTTCCACAAGCTCATTGGCTTTGTCGCTCATAAGCTCTTGTGTATATGCCTCATTGTCTAGCCACAAAGCGCAATTCCACGTCTCATAATTGGTATATCGGTTGTATTCTTGCTTGGTTGTCATGATTGCACCTTTTCGAGTTGTGAGGGTTTAGTGATGAAAGGCCAAGGGATGCAGCGTTATATCGCCGCCCCATATGGCACACATAGTGAAAACCAATGCGCCGACGAATGCGGCCATTAGCAGGGATAGGACGAAGTCTTTCATGATTGCACCTGCGCCATGTTGATTGCCCATGCGCTGTCATACGTACCAGACCCCCGCGCCACACTGCGGAAGTAAGCTTGTTTCTTGGACTTGCTTTCCACAATGTATTGTTCATCGGGACGGGTGTAGCTTCCAGTCGGCACCTTCGTAAATGTGACCACCTGTCCTACTTGCAGGGTGTCGAATAGTTTTGTCATGATTGCACCTTGGTTCGAGTTAACAGGGTTGTTACCCCCTATCCAAAGTAACATATTCCATTGTATTTCACTTTGCAAGGTTTATTTTTGTAATTTTATTGCTTATTTCACTTTGACGGGTTTTTATGCGGTATACGGAAAACTTTTGTCGGTTCATTCTTTTGCGGAATAAAAATCATGAGACTATTATCCGCCATGGCTTGTATGTGCCATTTGTTATATCCTTGATAATCTTTATCTTTGTTAAAGCGCTGTGTAAAATCACCCTGCTTTATATACTTGTCAGGATGAAATGTGCCGTAAATGCTATCCGGTGGTATTTGTGACGGATCAATAAGCTGTTGCGCCAAACGCCGAGCTCTATCGGCTTGAAACTGTTCAATTGCGGCCGAATGTGCGGCTTCCGCCGCTTTTATGGCCTCAGCTTGTGGGGATGCCGCTTGTAAAGCCTCAATAACATGCGCCGGCGCCGCGCGCTTACCGCTTATCCACAATGATACTGCCGATTGCGTAACATTGAAGCGCAAAGCCAAGTCAGCTTGGCTTATGCCTTGGACGTCCATAAGTTCTTTTAGCATTTTTATTCCTTTGCTATGTTTGATGTGTCATAAATATAATGACACAATTTTGTACTGGCAAGCCAAAATTTTATGACAGGTGTCATAAAACTGTCATATGACACCCATTGATTTTATTGGTGTTTTTTTATGACTATGACGTCATATGACACCCAAATTTATGACAGCGAGAAGCAAAACACCCTGTAAAGTGACTGTTTTACTGGTTACTTTGAGGGGTGTAGTATTTAGCGTAGTTACTTCCATGTCCGAAACGACTTTTGTAAGTCTTTGATTTTAAAGGCTGAGGTTAGGTAAGTAGCGTAGTCATCATTTTTAGGTATATATGGGGGGGTGTAAAGTTTATGACAGCAAAAATAAAATTTGTCATATGACACCATACGTATATCCTTTTAAAAATGGTCAAAAAAATTACTTTCATTGACTTTGCATGGTTTTTTTTTCTTTTAACTTATTGATTTTCATGGACATTTCATGAATGTACCATGCAAAGTGAAAAAACGCACCAAAACACACCTCCAAACCATTGATTTTCATGTACATTTCATGCTTGCACAGCGAAAGTGCAATCATAGTACATTCATGAACTACGCCTCGAATTACTTTCATGGCTAACAATGCACTATGAAACCGCCACACTTTTACTGTGCAAAGTGAAATGTTTCAATGGTTTAGCATGTCACTTTGAAATATAGGTTGCAAAGTAACAATGTAACTTGGGGGACAAGGCCCGTGGGGGTGAGAGTTTTTATTTTTGGTAGGTTTGCCAAAATCTGCGCGCAAAATTTCAAAAATTTTCACAACCAAATACTACACCCCTCAAGTTGCACAATAAAAAATAAACTTGAAGAAACTTATTAACTTACGCACAATGTAATTTGGAACCGGCTCGGTATCTCCTGCCGAGACGGGGATCCCGGTGGCCGCACCCTGCCGGAGGGCGAACAGGCGCGGGCAGCGTCTAAACGCCTGCTGATCTCAATCGCCCCGGTTCCTTTTGCGGGCTTGCAAAGTCAAACAGCGAATGGCATAGTGCAACACGAGTTACACATGAAACATGGGAGGCCAAAATGGGCCAGGAAACTTCGACACCAACCACCGCATCTTTAATTCAAAACGCGCAAGCGCTGCTGATCCAGCTGCAAAACGTATTGACGCAAGTAAACACGGCGCTGACATCGATTGGCGTAACCAACATAGTGGCGTCGCCGACTATCGCGGTAACCACCGCAAGCGTCAACGCCGTGACGCTGTAAAGGTAAAATATGCCGAACATCGACACCTCGCTGCCTGGTATTAATTTATCCGGATCGGCGCTTATCAAGTCGGGCAATGGAACGCTTCGTCGGATCATCGTCAATTCGGCAACAAGTGCCACAATTACGGTGTATGACAGCACCACAGGCAGTGGACTGGTGCTGCTGCAATCTTTCCCGCTTACGGCGGGTGCTACGCCGCAATTCGATCTGTCATTTCAAAACGGGTGCTATGTTGCGTTGACGGGAACGGCGAATTACACGGTTGTCTATTACTAAAAAGGAGAAAAAGCGTGCATCAACTTTCAACAGACGTGCAGGTGTGGCTGGCAGCACTGGTCGTGGTAATTCCAATTGAGGCGTGGATCAAAGTGGTCATTTGCCTTATCATGGTCCTGATCGACGCATTCATACTATAAAACAAAAAAGGTGCGCTATGGGGATAGTCAATACCAGCAGATCGATTTTTCAAAAAGCGGCAGGGTTTGGCGCCTCGAGCCCGGAACCGCAAGATGAGATGCCTGAGCAAGCTGAGCCTGATGATATAGGGCCGGATGAGGTTGAGGAAGACGAGCGCGACCGCGAGGGGAACATCGATCCCGGGACTAACGCGCCGCCGCTTGAGGATCCTGATGCCGCTGAGGTTCGCAAGGCCGCGCTGCAACAGGCAGCTGACGACATTGCGGCCGCGGCGCTGGCTCAAGCCAAAATCGACGCCGAGCCTCGAGCCACTAAAGTCGGAGCCGTACATGTGCAGTCGTTCAAATATCTGACGATTGGTGCGGACAAAGGCATGTTCCATATCACGGCGACGGACAGTTTCGGCACGCCGTTTACGCACACCGGGGACGCGCCGCCGAACCTTACCGTGGCCGGCATCGTCGAATATCTCTCAGGCATAGCAGCAATAAAATGATCCCGACAACCTGGGCTTCTGTTGATAGCAGCAACATTGACGCCATCAAATATGACAGCAATGGCAGTAATTTACATGTGCGGTTTAAAAGCGGGGCGGAATACATTTATGGGGGCGTAGAGCCGGAAATTGCCGAGGGCCTGTATCATGCTAGTTCGGCAGGCCGCTATCTTCGCGACAACATCATCGGCACTTACACACACAGGAGCGTTTAAGATGCGAAAAACAGTGACAGCTTACACAGGGCAGACACCATTGACCCCATTCATTAATATTTCTGTCAGCGAGACGAGCGTTTTTGTTACCGTTCGCGACAATAAAGGAGTTGTTGCCGAAATTGAGATGCCCCATAAAGAATATAGGAAATTCATTTCCGAAGCAGTACAATCCTCGGAGCCTTAAGTGGGCCAACGCGAAGAGCTACTCCGCGTCTTTAATGAGGATCGGATTTATGCTCATGAAATTTTGTTCGCACATCGGCATAAGGATGTGACACCGGAATTTCACAAGCAGACCCTGCAAAATTTTTATAGTCCTCATCCGCTTGTTGCCGAAGAAGCTTTCCGCGGCGCGGCAAAATCGACGCTGCTCGAGGAATATGTCATCCTCACCGCACTCTTCCGCGAATGCGTGTTTCCGATTTTTATTGGTAATGCCTATGGCATGGCGGTTGAGCGCCTGACAGCTGTAAAGCAGGAGCTTACAAACAACGATGGGCTTATAGAGTTATTTGGTGATCAGCACGGACCGGTATGGTCTGAAGGCGAGATCGTGCTCGCCAACGGGATCAAGATCCAGGCGATCGGCGCCCGCCAGTCAATGCGCGGCGTCAAACACAACGATCATAGGCCTGACCTGGCACTTATTGACGATCTCGAGGATGAAGAGATGGTGTCGACCAAGGAAGCCATTTTAAAAAATAAACGCTGGTTCAACGGCACTATGCGCCCTGCCTTGGATCCCAAAGGCAAGATCCGCATGCTAGGAACACCGTTGCACCCCGACGCGCTGATCGAGCAGGTGATGAAAAACCCTGATTGGCTCACGCTGCGGTTTCCCATTTGCTATATCGACAACAAGGGTGTGGAGCAGTCCACATGGCCTGCCCGCTTCCCGATGGAGTGGATAGCCAAACTTCGACAACAATATATTGAAGATGGCGCCCTGACCGAGTTCGAGCAGGAATATATGTGCCGGTCTGAAAGCGCGGCTCTTAAACCTTTCAAGCCAGACATGATCCAGGTCGCGCCGGTGCGCAGCACCTATCTTGCCAAAAAAATAATTGTTGATCCTGCGAGAACTGTTGACGAGAGGCGATCAGCGCAGACAGGATATGTTGTCGAAAGCTGGATGGGAAATAAACTTATCATACACGAAGCGTTTGGCAGGTTTCATCGCCCCGATGAAATTGTCGATACAATTTTTAAACTCGATGAGGAATACAGCCCTGTTGAGATTGCGGTCGAAGTTGACGGATTGGAAGAGTTCCTTATGCAGCCTCTGCGTAATGAAATGCTCAAACGCGGTCACGTTCTTCCAATTATTCCGGTCCGAGCACCAAAAAATAAAGATGCCTTCATCACCGGGCTACAACCTTTTTACATCGCAAAAGAAGTTGTACACGCAAAACATTTACCCGAGTTGGATGCTCAGCTTTTACAATTCCCGAAAGGGCGCAAAGACATTCTCAATGCTGAGGCATATGCACTTCGCCTACGTTCAGGACGACCTGTGTACGAGGATTTTCAGGACGCTCATGTTGCCGAGGCACTTGATGTTGATGCCCGACGCCCAGTTTTTTTGGTCATGTCTGCTCGAGCGACTACAACGGCAGGCGCCCTTGTGCAACTCATCGACGGCGCGATCAGGATCTATAAAGACTGGATAGAAAATCTTACTCCGCTTGAGTGTTTTAAAAACATACTTGAGGATGCCACCCTTCAGGCCGCGCGCAAAGTTGACGTTATTGTCCCCATGGAACAGTTCGAAAAATATACCGGGCATGGCATTCCCGGTGCCGCGCGACTGGCTCGAGCTGAAATTAAACCAGGAGCAATGGCCACCAGTTGCGAGGGTAACTTAAAAGAATATCTCAGCAAGACTTTACGCGGTGAACAGGCTTTACTGGTGGACATGGATGCTCGGTGGGTTATTAACGGTTTTGCCGGCGGATATGGCCGAAAATTAAATTCCCAAGGCGTGATATCCGATAAAGCCGAAGAGAACCAATATCGCATAGTGATGGAAGCCATCGAAGCATTCATCGGCTGGTTTGGTAACATTAACGACAGCCGTGACAAAGATCCTAACCTTCGTTACAATACAACCACAGATGGGCGCGTGCATCTGACCACTTTGCCACCAAGGCGACCAAATGGCTGACGACATCAAAGATCCCGTTGAGGCGGAAGATACAGAGGCTGAAGCCAAAATCTCTGAGCCCGAGGACGAGGAAGTTTCCGATGTCGAGGACCGCACAAAAGATTTTTCAAAATACGTCAAGGTTGCCGAGCAACTTGACGAGTTATTTGCGGATGTCATTCAAGGTTTTGAAGACAAACAAGAGCAAAGTGATGACATAGACCGGTTTTGGGACGTGTATAATTGCGTGCTCAATGATAATCAAGCGTATTTTGGAAATTCTCAGGTTTATGTTTCTGCCGTTGCCGACGCGGTAGATGCGCTTACAACGCGCGATAACAACATGCTTTTTCCCATTAATGGCCGTTATGCCTCGGCGATCGGCCCAAACGGTACCGTGCCTTACGAGCTTATTGCCCTCTTGGATCATTATGTCCGTGAAACGAAGATGCGCGAAAATATTGTCCCGTGTTTGCTACGCACGGGCAAGGTAACTGGACATTATATTCTCGGTGTGGGCTGGAAAGAAACCACGCTGCATACCATTAAAAAGAAAACTACGGCCACGATTGAGGACGATCAGGGGGTGCCGATTGAGGGTGCTGAGGAAGTCGACGATATCGAAGAAGAAGAAATCACCATCGGGATGCCCACGTTAGATGTCAAAGATCCGCGCGATGTTTGTTTCCTGCCCGCCACTGTCGATAATGTTTCTGATTGCACTATTGTTGCTGAGCGTTTGCATATGTCCAAGCGTGCGGTTGAAGATGCGATCGCAGATGGGACTTTTGAGGAAGAGCCGGGCAAAGAACTGTTAGAAAATTTTTCGTCTCGTGTGACCGGCAATGAAGTCGACACAGCAAAAAAAGCACTCGACAATGTGGGCATTAAAACTAACGGCAAGGGCAGCAAAACCGCAATTATCTACCGCGTATGGTCAACAATTAAACTAAAAGGCAAGCAAAAGCGGCTTTGCGTGTCATATTTTGGAGGCAACAAAATAAAACTAGCCTGTAAGCGCAACCCTTATTGGAATGACAAAATTCCGTTACTGGCACAGCCCGCCCGAAAGATGGCAAACGCAATTGCGGGCAAAAGCATTTTTTACAAAGTAGAAGATCTTCAGTACGCCCTTAACGATGTCACTAATGAAGGCTTGGATAGTAGCCAATATTCAATGATGCCAATAACGGCGACAGACCCAGCAAAAAACCCGCGCGTGGGATCAATGGTTTTGAGCATGGGGGCCTTATGGGAAGTAGACCCAAACAGCACAAAATTCATGGAATTTCCGCAGCTCTGGAAAGAAGCCTTTGCGATGGCCGGTACCATCGGCGACAAGATTATGCAGTCGATGGGAATTAATCCCGCGCTTTTGCCTCACGGTAATGCCGGTAAGAAGCCCTCGCAGGCCCAGATTGCACAGGAGCAACAGGTCGCTCAAGAAACAACCGCGGATAATATTGCAATCCTCGAAGAAGGAATTTTTAACGAGTTGCTCTCCTGGTTTCACGATCTTGATTATCAGTTTCGCGATAAAAAAATTGCAGTTCGCCAATTTGGTCAATTGGGCATGCAAGCCAAAATGCAGGAAATTGAGCCGTTCAAAACCTACACCGCCTATAATTTTCGTTGGTATGGGACCGAAGGCACTAAAGCTGTACAGGCCGTGCAACAACAGATTGCGGCTATGAATGTTCTAGCAAAAATTCCGCCGCAACAATTAAATGGTCGAAAGTTGGATATTGGTCCAATCATCGATCAGATTGCGGAAGTTGCTTTCGGGCCACGGGTTGCACCATACGTTTTAATCGATCAACGACATCAGCTGTCGATGAACCCGATAGAAGAAAATGACCTGATGCATAATGACTTTCCGGTCACGGTTCAAGCAATGGACGATGACGTGGCACACCTTAAAGCACACATGGAAGCCGTTAAAATGCACGTCGGCTTGGATACTCAGGCTAAAGAACTTTTCAAACTGCACATTCTCGCTCATATAAATCAGATGAATGCAAAGTCTCAAGCTTCAGCCGGCGGTAAACCACCTCAAGGACAACCAAGTGTCGGAGCCGCGGCCGGCGGCCCGCGTCCCGGAGCACAGGCAGGACCACCAAAGCCCATTCAAGCTCCTGCAGGAGCCATTCATCAAGACCAAATGAGCGATCCTAACCGGATGCCACGTTAACATTTCATCTTGCAAGGCTTTATAACTTAAAGTAATATGCCATTGACCATCGAGTTGTGCCCGTTAGCACTTCGCATTGTTGGCGTTACCAACTAAAAGGAATGGATTATGGATCCGAAAGATACCGAAGACCAAGTTGACACCGATACCGTTGTTGATGAAGTCGATTTAGACCTGACAGATGATGAAGACGGTCTTCCAATCGACGACGCAGACGACGAAAGCGAAGATGAAGACGAAGATGAAGGCAAAGGTGATGTCGACCCTGCCGCCGCAGCACCGCAAGGTGACGAAGGTAAGCAGCCAAGCCGACGCACCGTTCGCGTTCAGAAACTAGAGAAGGAACGAGACGCCGAACGCCAGAGGGCCGCTGAATTGCAAGCCCGCTTGGACGGCATCTTGATGGCCCAGCGTCAACCCACACAGGATGATGCTGCACTGCGCGCCGAGGAAGCCAGAGTCGCCGCAATGGATCCCCTAGAACGGGAACGTTACGAAGACAAAAAGCGGATCGATGCGCTTCAGGCTCAAGTTTCAAATCTTGGCTTCGCACAGGCTGACGGTTTGGATCGCGCTAGGTTTGAGGCAAAAGCGGAACTTAATCCCGTTTACAAAAAGTACGCGGTCGCAGTTGAAAAGACTTTGCAAGAAATGCGTGCCAAGGGTGTCAATACAACCCGTGAAGCACTGCTGACTTACAAACTTGGAGAAGCGGCCCGGAAAAAGCTCGAGGCTAGTGGCGGTGATGGGAAGCGTCGTAAAGAAGCAGCTCAAAACCGCGTCAACAAAGTGAATGGTCGACCTGCGAATATGCGGGGAGATACTTCAGGCACAGGCAAAGGAAAAACCGAAGAAGATCGTCTTCGCGGTATTCAAATCTAAGTTTGAGGGGATACGCCCCTTGAGCTTACAACTCGGAGGTCAACATGGCTAACGTCAACGTATCCCCTACCTTTTCAGCTGATATAAGCAATTATATTCAGAAGAAAACTTTACCGCTTGTTCAGCGCCAACTTATTGCTTATCAGTTTGGCGATATGCTACGTCTGCCGAAACAGCGCGGCACGATTTATACGGCTTCCCGTTATGATCGCATCAATTTGCCGTTCTCTCCTTTGAGTGAAGGCATTCCTCCGGTTGGTGAAAGTCTCGTCTTGGTCCAGGTTAACGCGGTTGCACAGCAATGGGGCGACACGGTTACCGTCACAGATGTGGCTGATTTCACGATCGAACATCCGCTATTTAAGAAAGCAATCGAGTTGGTTGCGTTACAGATGTCAGAAACTCTTGAGCGCAATACGTTCAATAACCTTTTGGCGGGTACGCAGATCAATTACGTCAATACCCGCGGGGCTCGCGCTTCGCTGTTGTCGACTGACGTTCTTAATCCGCACGAAGTCAACCGCGCATTCGGCGCCCTGATTACGATCGGTGCCCCGATGTTTAATGGGATCTCTGGCGAAGACCAGAAGATGCCAGCCGATAAACCGCACATGTCCTCAAAAGACCCTCGGGCCTTTGAGCACTTCGTCGCAATGGTTCATCCGTTCGTCGAACAGGACATGCGTGAAAATCCAACGGTTGTTACCGCGTGGCAGTATTCTGACGTAAACAAGCTTTATAACAATGAGCTTGGTTATTGGGGCGGTATGCGCTGGTGTCGGTCGAACATGATCCCGTTTTTCACGGGCGTCACTGCTCCGACGACTACGGCAAATGCATCGAACGGCTCCTATACCGCAAATACCACGGGCGGCTTGCTGGCCACGGGTACATACTACCTGCAAATCACCGGATCTGTTACGCAGAACGGTTACGAGCAGCGCGTCGGCATCGTGTCGGGCGGCATCGCCGTAACGGGCCCCAATGGCTCGATCTCGGTTACTACGCCGAACGTTGCGGGCTTCACCTGGAACGTTTACCTAAGCACGTCGACTTCTCCGGCGAACTTGGGCACAACCTCCGGCGGCCCGAACTCCGGCCCTCTCGCAGGTCAGGCGGTTCAGTTGAATGGCAACACGACCTACACCATCACCAATGTCGGTTCGGCCCGCGTGCCTCCCGCTGCTCCGGCGGCTGGCGTGTCCGTGTTTCCGACCTTCATCATCGGCAAGAGCGCCTATGGTCAGGTGATGTTGGACGATCCGAAATTCAGCTACTTGTCCGGTGGCGATAAATCGGATCCGCTGAACCAGTTGCGGGTTGTGGGCTGGAAGGTTATGTACGGAACTATTCTTCTTAACCAAAATTTCTTTATGCGGATTGAAAGTTCTTCCGCATTCTCAGCAACTTTCGGCTAAGTAGCCGATTGCTGATTGAAGAAGTTCTGGCGAGTGTTTGAGATGTCCGAGGCCCAAATTGCACGATGTGCAAAGCAAGCCTCGGACTTTTCCAGAAAGGTGGCAGTGGTCGATATGCAGAGTTTTTCCTTTCCCATTTGGTGTAATGGTTTTGCAAATGGCGCATGCCCCGTTTTGTTTGATAAACATTTTTTCTTTTTCTCCGTAGGCCAAGCCATAATGTTTTTTGCGCTCATAATCTTTATAGCGTTCTGGATTTTTTGCATAACGCGCACGTTGTTTTTCAGCAATTTTTTCAAGGTTTTTTCTTCGGTATTCGTCGTGTCTCTCAGACATGCAAGGTTTGCAATAAGTTTGATAACCAGTGCTACTACCTTTGCCTTTACTGTATTCAGTCATGGGCTTAAACTGATTACAATGAGTGCAAGTTTTTCCTTGGGAAAGATCAAGTTTTTGGCGGGGCATGTAGAACTCCTAAAGATGAATGAATTAGAACTCTATCAGAAGGGATAACAGATGGCAACAAGGACTTTAGGCACTGCAGCAACGACAACTTTGACAGCGCTGCAATATGTCAATGGCATGGTTCCTGCGGATCTGGCTACGATGAATGCCGGCATTCTAAACGATCAGGTCGGTAAGCCCGCTTACCCGAACTGCTTTCAAACCAATGGCACTTTGTTGATACCCAACCGCGGGATTCTCACACTCATCCCAGGCGATTTCGTTGCCTTTGATCCTGCAACCGGCTTCCCGATTTTAATATCGGCTGCCGCCGCTGCCGGCGCTTCATACGTTCACACATAAAGGAGAAGACAATGTCCCGTAAAAAACCCACCCTGCCTCTTGGCCTTGGCGATATGCCAGCGGATATTGAACACCAAGTTGAGACGGTTGATACGCCGACGCTCAGCATGGCTGAAATGAAAGAAATCGAAGCTCAGGCGCGCGAAGAAGTAAACAAAGAATTGAAAGCCCGCCTGAAGGCTGACTTCCTCGCTAAAACAAAAGCAGACATTAAAAAGAAAGCTTTGTTCAGTGCCGGCACCAATGCTGTCGGCGACAAGCTTGAACGGGTTCGGATTGATCTGCCGAAGTTTTCCAATCGAATTACGCTTGATGGCGTTATTTATCTCCATGGCATGTCGTATGACTTTACACAGCAACAGGCAGCTGTGGTAAAAGAGACGATCAACCGCCAGTGGTTGCATCATGCCGAGATCAACGGCCTCGACATGAATGAATATTTAGGCCGTCAACCCAAAAACGAAGTCGCGAGGCTTGGTTAAGCAAAGGTGCGAATATGCAAGAACAAAAGCAGGTAAACGCTACGGAAGAATTATTGGACACGATTAAGAAATTGCCGGGGTATGTTTTCGAACTATCGGCAGATTTTGGCTCGGGTCGTAACTTTTCCATTCGGGGCAACTTCGTTATCGGCGAGAGCCTTGAGACGATGAATGCCGAGATGGACAAATTAGTCCGCGTTTGCGATCGACAGCTATCGAGGGCCGTCATTTCTAACATCGAGGAAGACCTCTTTAAGCACGAAAAAATGCTTGAAAAGGCCATTCGCGATTATCAAGCCATGGAGGGCCGCCGTGAGGGACACAAGACTTTGCCCGCAACAGAAAAGGCAGCTCAGGAAAATCAAAAAGCAACAGTCGAAGAGCTCAAAGCTATGATTGCGCGGAAGAAGCTTTTTCTTGAGAAAACCAAAAAAGATGCGGAATAAATTGTGGCATATACTGCACAGAAAATTGTTCAAAAAGCATGTGCGATAGCCAAGGCTCCTGGGTTTATTACCTCAGCCGGTGAATATCTCAACATGATTTTGTCAGATCTGTGTCAGACTTATGACTTCGATTTTATTCGTGAGACGCAAATATTACAGGCCAGTCCCGTCACCAACACAGGTGATGGGGCTTTGCCCATAGGCTATGCGCTTAACGCCGATCATTTGCGCACGCGAGAGGTTTTTTATCGCGTCAACGGCGTTACTTTTTATTTAACGCAAATGCCCATTGAAAAGTTTGACCAGCTTCCTCAGTCGACAGGGGTCACTAATTACCCAGCCAATTACGCGATCGATACCGGCACTTCGCCATACACCATTTATTTTTATGAGCCGCTCGTTATTCCTTTGACTATTTTTATTCGTTATCAACCACAAATGCCCGATATTACCACGCCCGAAACAAGCAGCGCGGTTCCCTGGTTTCCTAACCAGCGATACCTTATTAAGAAGCTTGCTGCTGACTTGATGAATGATACAGACGACTCTCGGCAAGCCGAATACGAAGAAGGCGCCGAAAAAATGCTCCGCTTGTTCCTTGAAATGAAAGACGACAAGGAAAATTATGCACAAACCATTAAACTAGATCGCAATGTTTTTCGTGGTGGCGGATCTTTAAAGGTAACAAAACAACAACCCTTGTGAGGTCAGCATGTCCTTGGTTAAAACGCGGCCTCTGCGATTTCGCCCTCGCAGTTTGGCGGACACTCTCGATGGTGATAATGAGGCAGAAGGTGCGTGCTCTGCACTTGTAAATCTTATACAAGATCCCTCCACGCCTTCATGCCTGCAATGTCGCCCTGCAGCTCAAATTATTTCTCAATTTTCTGGCTTTAATTCACCCGGAATTATTTCTCAGGCGCTTGAAGTTAATAACCGCATTTATGGTTTTGTCGCCTCGAGCCGCCACAGTGGTCACGATGAGCCTTTCGTTTATGATTTATTGGCCAATTCGTTTTTGACTGTTAGCGGTATTACCGCTGCCAATTCGCCCATTACGCAAGCTTCAACAGGCGACTGGACGCCTCCGACGATTGCCGTAGTTGGCACAAAAGTGATTTGTACCCATCCGGGTTTTACTGCCCTAAATAATGGCAATCTTTTCGGCTATTTCGATGTTTCAAATTACACGCAGACGCAGCTCGGCAATGTCACTAGCGGCAGCAATCAAATTACCGGTAATATTTCTATTGGTGCGCTTGGTTTTGGTTACACAATCAGCGGCACAGGCATACCTGCCGGCACCACCGTTACGAATTTAGTCAACGTTACGCCGCAAAGCACAGGTACCACGACATCTGGCAGCCCGAATATAACCGGTGTTGCTTCAACGACCGGTTTTGCTGCCGGACAGCCTATTACAGGCGTAAATATTCCACTCGGCGCTACAATCGTTTCTGTAAGCGGCACGACAATTGTTATGTCGGCAAATGCGACAGCAACTTCGTCTTCTCCGGTTACTATATCGGCCACTGGCACTGCCATTACAATGTCCGCCAATGCCACAGCCAGCGGGACGCAGGAAAACATAGTGATTGCCGGAGGTACGGCAACCTCGCCTCTTTGGTGCGCAGGTAACACAACAAATGTGCCATTGGCCGGCACACCGACAAACGTGAATAATTTTAATAATCGCGCGTATCTTTCTTACGGGCAATATCTTACACTCTGTGATCCATTGTCACTCAATATTTCACAAGCAACACAGACGCTTGTCGTGGGCGACACTTCACCAATTACCGCGCTTCAACCCTTGACAATCATTAATCCGGCTACTTCGGCACCAGTACAGGGTTTGTTGACCTTCAAACAAAATCTTGTGACATTGGTTACCGGTGATCCGACACAAAACAACCTTGCCAATAACACGCTATCGCCTTCTGGTGTAGGAACAACCTCACCTAATGCGGTTTGTGCCACGACAACCGGAGTTTACTTCGTCGACGTGGACGGTCTGCGTTGTGTCGAGCTATCGGGAAACATTACCGATCCTTTGCCTGATGTGCGAGTACCATTTATCAATGCAATCAACCGAACTCGGATTAGTGCGGCTTATAATGCAGGGGTATACCGCGTTTGCCTGCAACGCGGAGATGTAAGCGGCACGCCGTGGCAGGAGTTTTGGTTTGATTTAAAATATCGACTGTGGACGGGCCCACACACTTTTCAACAACAGGTCATTTTGCCTTGGAAGGGCAGCTTTGTTGCTTTTTCTAATGCCTATCCGGCAACAATGTATCAGTCGGATCCGGTACAAACTTTAACAAGCGCTTTTATAGAAAATGGGTCTTTGTTGGCGTGGACATATTCGACTTGCGCTTTGCCCGACAATGAAGATTTGATGCAAAACTCATTGGTCGTTAGCACAATCAACATATCTTTCAAATCGGGAGAACCATCAATTACTTTTACTGCCACTGATGAAAATGGATCCGTGTTGGGCACAGCAAGTTTACTCCCAGTAACCGGTCCAGCCACGATATGGGGTTATTTTGTTTGGGGTGAATCCCTTTGGTACGGGCAGCAATTCGGACTGCAACCACAACAAATACCATGGACAATGCCCATCACGTTCAGTAAACTGGTTTTGACGGCATCGGCTCCAAGTACTTTGGGTTTCCGCATCAGTAATTTCCAAGCACTTTACCAGCCACTAGGTTATGTAGCGACCGGAATTTCAGGTGTTATGTAATTCAGAGGAATTTAAATGAGCATAATACCATCTTTGCCTGTCACATTGCAAAACGGCACAATTGCAGATGCCACGCAAGTCATGGCCGATTTAAATTCTATAGTGACAAACGTCAATAATAACGCCGCCAATACCGGCGTAAATTCTAACATCACTTCTTTGCTCGGCTTAACAACCCCTCTGAGCGCTTCGCAAGGGGGAATTGGGGTGAGTGCGCCAACGGCGAACTGCATTTTAATTAGCGAAGGCAGTGCGCCAGTAAATTCGGTCGGGCCTGGCGCAGCCGGACAGGTTTTGGTTAGCAATGGGCCAGGGGCGGATCCAAGTTTTGTTTGCCCCTATGCTGTTGGTGATTTGTATTTGACGACTAATAACGCCAATCCGAGTGCCCGATATGTTGGAACTACGTGGGTTGCTTATGCGGCAGGCCAAGTTTTAATCGGTGTTGGGTCATACACCGACCCCGATGGGACCACGAACACTTTTGCGGCAGGACAGCAGGTTGGCGAATACCAGCACACACTTACAATTGCAGAGATGCCAAGTCATGCTCACACCGACTCGGGACATACTCACGCTAATAATGCAACAGGCCAAGGGGAGTCCGGTACCGGAACAACAGAGCCGACCGGTGCTTCAGTGAATTTTAATTCGGGATTGTTTCAAACTACCACGGGCTACGCCAGCTTACAAAATACTGGAGGCGGATCTGCACACAATAACATTCAGCCATCGATCGGCGTTTACATATGGCAAAGGACCGCTTAAATGGAGATGCCCGTTGATGACTTGGCTAAAGTGGGCGGCGGCGGCGTAGGCGGCATGGGCCTGATGGGCCTACTTTTTCGTTTTTTAAAGGCTGACATGCGCCAATCAGAAAACGCTCAAGCGGAAATTAATAGTAAGATGTGGAAAAAATACGACGACATTGCGGCAATGCTTGTGGCACACCGGATTGAAGCTGCAAAAACCTTTGTTAGTCGCGACGAGTTTTCTGCCTTTCGGACGCACATGGACGATCAATTTGAAAAGACCCGCACAATGATTTTTGAGCTTTTGCGTGGGAACCAAAAATGAGTGTTGGTATGGAGCTTAACAACCCGTTTGATCTTGAAATTAGCCCGAGTTTCAAATGGAACGGCGAGATACGCCCATCGACCAAGCCACCATTCTGTCAATTTGATACTCTGCTAGACGGTGTTCGCGCCGGCCTCAAGGATCTCCGTAACCAGCAGACTGTTCACGGGCTTAATAACTGGACTGATATTATAACAAAATACGCTCCGCCAAGCGAAAACGACACATCAGCTTACATTATGGCAACCTGCAAATGTACAAGCACTTACCCAAAAGATTATATCAACCTTTCCGATCCTACCTTTCTTGCTCTGGCTGGAAAATGTGTTATTATACAGGAACAGGGGTACAATCCATGTACCGACGAGCTTCTCACACAGGCTGTGAATGAGGTGCTTGGTATCGCATCAGACGAAGGAGAAACGACATGAGCCTAGCAAATTTACTTGGTGACATTTTTAGTGGCAATTTTAAAAATGCAGAGGCGCGAATTGAAAATTGGTGGAGCGGAGTTAGCCCGAGCATTCAGGCATTCATCACCACAATTGAAACAGATGAAGGTGCGGTCCTTGAAAGTCTTGTTAGTGTAGCGGCGAAAGATGTCATCGCTGGTGGTTTAAATACGGCTTCGTTTTTAGCAGCAATCAAAGACGTCGGTGAACAATTGCTTGAAAAAAATATCACAATGGCCAACACCGTGATTACGGCGGCACTGAATACCGAAGTAATGTCACAGGCTTCCGCCGCGGGCGTTACAGTACCAACCAACGCTGGCCCGGCTGTGGTACCACCTGTAGCTGTCCCCGTTAGTACTGCATCATAAGGAGTTATCATGCCTGCATGGTTGTCATTGATTTTGTGGAATGTTGTTATCCCTGACATCATACTTTGGTTGAGACACACGGGTTATACAAACGCTGCAGAAACATTGGCAGCCACTGCGGTGACTGACGTTGTTAAAACCGTTAAATCCATAAAAACCTATGACCAATATCCGGGCGATCCTCCCACGCCTACTGGCACGACCAATATGACTACAGGCGATGGATCTCCGGTGACATAGTGCTGCAGTATCAACAAGAACGCTTCGTTGATCTGATGCCGGAGCTTCCTGAGATATTTTACAAGCATTGGAACGATATAGCCCTCGACAAAGACGTTATCCGTCTCGACCCTGCATGGGATGAGTATATGCGCCTGGAGGCCTTGGGCATATTGAAGATTACCACGGCGCGCCACGACGGAAGATTAGTAGGCTACGTTTTTTCTCTGGTTCACCCCCATCTGCACTACAAAAAGTCGCTAACGGCTTACACCGACCTGATGTATTTAAGGCGTGAATATACAAAAGGTTTTGGGGTCTTTCGTTATGCCGGGCTAATTCTTCATAGTGAAAAAATCTTGCGTGACTTAGGGGTTCAAAAGCGTTATCTTATGACAAAAGTTTATCATGACATGACCCCACTCTTTGCAAGGTTGGGATACAGGTTTATCGAAAAGATCTCTGCTAAACTGCTTTAGGAGCTACACCCGTGGGCGGAGCCGTATCAAGTATATTTGGATCAAGCCCGCCGTCGGCTCCCGTCCTGACGACATATCAGCCACAATATACCTCTCAGGCTGATACCGGCTCTTTTAACGCAATCAACGCAATTAATAATAACAATCCTTATTTACAAAACCAAAGCACTTATCAGTCGATCGAGCAGCAGGGATTAAACAACCCATATGCATCGGGTGTGCAGACGGCGGCTAATGCTGCGGGGCAGCAATATGGAGCCTTGGGGACACAGGGTGCTGCCGTTGCTACGGGGCTAAACCAGGGCGCCACGAGCCTGTTGCCGTATGTCTCGCAAGTTGAGAATACTGCGATGGACCCGCAAAGCGCGCTTTATAACCGCACGTTGCAGCAGGTGCAGGATCAGGCGAATGTGGCCAACGCGCAAAATGGTTTAACGGGTTCACCTTATGGTGCCGGTACGACCAATGCCGCGACGAGTAATTTTAATATTGACTGGCAAAATAATCAGCTTGCTCGCCAGGCGCAGGGTATTAGCGCAGCCTCCACGGGGCTTGGTGCTGTGGGTACGGCCGGCAACAACGCTCAAAATATTGGCACGGCTGCAGCTGCCAATACCGGCATGGCCGGCGCTGCTCCGAATGCCGCCTACATCAGCAATCTCGCCAACATGCTGAACGCGCTTAACAGCTATGGCACAAGCCAGACCGCTGGAAACGCCAACACACAAACGGCGCAAACAGATTTTCAAAATTATCTCAATCTCGGCGCACAACAAGCCAATGTGCAAGCCAATCTTGATCAGACTATGTACCAAGATCAGAATACCGCAGCAGCTAATCAAAACGCATATTTGGGTAGTATTGTTAACGGTGTAACCGGAGGGGCAATAGGCAATGCACTTAGTGGGGCTGGAAGTTCTTTGCTAAGCGGTGCCACTGGAGGTGCGTTGAGCGGCTCATCAAGCGTTGCCGACTGGGCAGAATTTTTAGCGATGTAGGAAAACACAATGGCTGACGGCTATCAAACTGCATATGACGCTTATCAGGCAGGACAATCAGTAGCCCTGGCAAATTTGCTGCGTGGTTTACAGGCACAACAAGCACAAGCAAACGCGGCCGGCCAAAATCTCGCCGGTAATGCGCTAGCCGCTAATGGCACAGATCCGACAATCCCGGCTTCAGGGATGAATGCGCCAGGGGCTCCAGCCGGCAGCGGCGCACCACCAAATTTGGCACCCCCACCAAACCCTTCACCTATGACGCAGGTGCCCATGCCTGGGGCCGCGCCTATGTCTGGGGGCTCTATACCTCCGCCTCCCATGCCTTCACAGATACCGCAGGTAAACGCCTCACAACTTCAACCTTCAGGCGGCATGGGAGCGCCTCCGATGGCGCCTATGTCTTCGGCGGCGGCACCGCCCGCCGGCGCACCCGCAGGTCAAGGGCCGGCTCCTGCACCGCAAGCAGGTCAAATGGGGCAGGCATCGCAAAATCCATGGTGGAAAACCATGGCTGCGCAGATCAAAGCACAAAATCCTAACGCCAGTGGTCGTGATGTCATGGCCGCGTTGAACGCTATGCAGCCGGTAATGAACGCTACTAATAAGGCTCAACTTGCCGATCTTCGACTTCAAATGGCCATGCAAAAATTTCAACAAACTGGCCAGATAGATCCTGACGCTTTAGAATTTATTGAAGGTGAATTAAGAGTGGGCAATCAAAGTGTTCTTACCCGTATATCTGGCAACATGCGATTGGCTGTTGATGCCGCGCTAAAACGTGATGGTTTTAGTGGGGAAGATGCCGCCGCTGCAACGCTTAATTATAAGGGCCTGCAATCTGCCGAGACCACAGCGGGGCATCGCATGGGAGCATCTTCCGTGTCCTCTGAAGATTTGAAAAATATTGGGCCGCAAGCTGTGCAAGCGGCAATTTCTACATTGCCAAAAGACAGCAATGCGCTTATGGCAAAGGGCACTAACTGGCTTTCAGAAATGCAAAATGATCCTAAATACGCCGCTTTTGCACAATTGAATGACGACATTATCAATGCGTGGGCCCGAAGTGTCGGTGGTGGCACAGCCAATGTTTCTACGATCGCTGAAGGTGCTAAGCGGCTTGGTAATTCCCGCGACTTGCAATCGTGGACCGCGACCTATAATGCCATGTTAAAAGATATTCAGGCGAACCTAAAAGGCGGCGGACAAGCCGTTAAAGTTATAAGTGACCAACTTAAACCCGGATCTGCATCTCCTGCTACGTCCGTGAATAATCCAAGTGACAGTGACGGCATTAGTCTAGACGTACCCCCGCCACCTGAAGGCTTTGTGGTACAATGATATGGCGATTGCATATAACCAGCAAACAGGCGAGGCTTTATACTCTGACGGTAGTGAATGGAAACCCGCAAAAATAGCCATGAACCCGAAAACCGGGGAGCGCGTAGCTTTCGATGGCAAAGCATGGCAGCCGCTGCAATCGAAACCACTTCCCGGCAAAACGGACGACGGATTGACTACAGGAAGCAAATTCGTCGACAAAACACTCGAAGTCTTGGGTGGGCCCACTTACGCAACCAATGAAGCAATTTATCACGGTAAGGAAACAGGCGATATCCTAAAACAGGGTATCAAGGATATCCCAACCGATCTGGTTAATCGCGAAAAGCAGGACTATCAGGGTGTTAAACAGGCCTTTGAAGACACCGGCAAAGCTGAAGGGCCGGTCAGCGGGATGTATAATGCCGGCAAAACAGCTCTGCGCGCGATCGGCATGCCTTTCGAGGCGGCAAACGTCCCAATCGAAAACACCTACGGCCGCCTCGCACAAAAAGGCGCCGAGCGTGCAGGCCGAGATCTTAAACCCGAAGAAGCGGCTATTGTACCCGAAGTTGCATTGCCCGGTGGTTTAGGGGGCAAACTTAAAGCGGTACCCGAAGCTGTTGCCGCGGATAAAGCCACCGCAGCCGCCGCAGGGCGTATGGGCATCAATGCCAACAGCGTTAAAAATGCCGACCAAATGCAGGACGCGCTGCGTACTGGCATCAATCAAACCAAGGGCGATGTTGCTGCCGCCAAGGGTCTGGCCCCTGTCGCTTCCGACCGGGAACTGACTGAGCAGGTTGCACAAGGCATTGGTGATAAGCGCGATCAGGTTAAGGCGCTTGAAAATGCGCGTTGGGAAAAAGCCAAAGAAGTTGGTGCAGCAATCCCCGCCGGTAATGTTTCGAACATTGAGGATCTTCGCCGGATGGTTGGCCAGATCGGTAAAGAATTAAAGGGAACAAGCGGCGAGCTCGCGTCCGATCTACGCAGCCAAAAATTAGAGGGCGACAGTGAAATTCTTGATCTGCGCGATAAGATCCATGAGCTTGAAGAGGCGAATGTCGCCGGCGAGGATATGAGCGAGCTTGGCAAAGCTAAAATGGAACTTAAAGCAAAGCGACTTGAAACGGCCCGCCAACAACTTGCACAAAAACTTAAAATTTCCGATAATCTCGAGCAACGGATTGCTGAGGCCGACAAAGCTGAAAAAGCCGTTGATAGCGGATCTCTACCAACAAAGATTGAAACGGCAGCCGATTTAATACAGCTGAAACAGCATTTGAACTCGGTAAACAGTGCAAATTTGTCGGCTGTAGAATTGACACGGCTTCGTGACAGCAAAGCCGCAGTAGATGCCGCTCTAGGCGAGTTAAAGAATGCCAAGCCCGATGTATCGCCACTCAGAAATTCAAATCTGCCTTTGCAGGACGTAAACAAGATCAATTTTGGTGATTTGCTTGCCAAGGCCAACCAGCGAACAGAAATAAACGCCGAGCGTTACGGCGGTGACGCCGCTAAACAGCTTGGCGTCGATAAAGCCTTTATAGCTGCCGAAAAGAAAACCGGACGCCCGCTTGTTGGCAAAGACGCCACAACTAACGCAATTGCCGGCACCGAGGGTATTGTCGACCGCATTCAGAGCACCGCACATATCGACTGGCTGAAGGCCAATATGCGCCCTAAAGCTTTTAATCAATTGATGGCTAACAAGCTGGCCTCAATTCTGGATAAAGTCGGCAATAATGCCGAAGCACTGCGGGAAAACCGCGAGCTTCTCGACTACATAGTTAAAGATGGCGTCGGCATGAAATCCGACATCATCCAGCAAAAACTCGATGACCTGCAAAAGGTACTAGACAAAATAGCTCCCGATCAGGCCGGCGCCTCGCTAAAAATGGCACCTAAAAATTATCGCGGTAAAGACCCTACCATAAGTCGGGCTCTTAACGCCGCGAAAGCCGCCGCATCGACAGTAGCAAGCGGTGGTAAGCCGACGACCTATGGTCTCGCTAAAACAGCAGAAGCGGTTAGCGGCGGGGGCGGTACAGCAGAGGCCAAACGCCTTATGACCTTACAAAAAGAATTAAAGCTCAAACAGCCAAAATATATTCCGGGCGAAGCGATCGGCGCCGCGCTTGGAGGCAACGCAAATTATCAGGATCAGTGATGGACGGATCGGTTTTAGATATTAAGGGTGCGGCCATCAAGCACCCAAAAACGGGAATTGTCTATACCGGCCCCACACATCCTGAAATTGCCGAGGAATATAATTTCCCCGGATCCGGCGATTACTGGCACCATAACCGGAAGAATGCCGGTTTTGTGTTGCGCGACGGCACCTTTATAAACCGGGATCAGGCACTGAAACGATACGGCGTTGACGAGACGCATGCCATGGAGCGCGCACAAGAAAAGTATAGGGAGTCTTTAGGATGAAAATCCTCGTTATTGACAAATTCGGCGCGTCCCTCAACTGGACACGACGCTGCATTGCCGATGGCCACAAAGTTAAATGGTACGTCCCCGCAGATGAAAAAGTAGCGCTTGTGGGCAAAGGCATTGTTGAGCGGATATCAGACCCGCGTGAATGGTATCGTTGGGCCGATATGATATTCTTTACCGACAATACCAAGTGGCTGCATGAAGCTGACGCCTGGCGGGCTGCTGGCTGGCCAGTGATTGGTCCCGGTGTTGAAGGCGCTAAATGGGAAATCCTTCGCGATGTTGGCCAGAAAATATTTAAGGGTGCGGGTATCAAAGTCGCGGACAGCAAAAAATTCACGACCTATGATCCGGCCATTGCCTATGTAAAGCGTGAGATGCGCCGTTTCGTATCCAAACCTTGCGGCGATGAGGAAAACAAAGCTCTGTCATATTGCTCAAAGTCGCCGGCGGACATGGTTTACATGCTCGAGCGCTGGAAGAAAAATAAGACCCTTGCCGGTGAGTTTCTTTTGCAGGAGTTCACCTCCGGCACCGAAATGGCCGTTGGCGGGTGGTTTGGCCCTGGCGGTTTTAATAGGGGGTGGTGTGAGAATTGGGAGTTTAAAAAGCTGATGAATGGCGATTTGGGCGTGGCCACGGGTGAGCAGGGCACCGTTGTTCGCCACGTTGCAAAGTCTTTATTGGCCGATAAGGTTTTGAAGCCGGTAGAGGCGGCGCTGGAAAAGATTAATTATGTGGGGTATATTGATGTTAACTGCATCATCGACGACCAGGGGGTGCCCATGCCTTTGGAGTTCACGATGCGTCCAGGCTGGCCGTTATTTAATATCCAGCAGGCGGTGCATAAAGGGGATCACGCGGAATGGCTGATGCAACTCTACGAGGGCAAGGACGCCCGCAACTTCGAGCTGGACACGGTGATAGTGGGGGTCGTGATGTCAATCCCGGATTACCCCTACAGTCACTTTACGAGGAAGGAAGTGAACGGAGTACCGCTCTATGGAATGACGAAATCAATCGAGCCTTCGGTGCATCCCTGCGAGATGATGATGGGGGAAGCGCCGCTCGAGGTGAACGGCAAAATCCAAAACATGCCGATGCTTTGTTCAGCCGGGGATTACGTGCTGGTAACGACGGGGACCGGCGAGACAATATCCGAAGCGAAGAAGGGAGCCTATCGGGTCTTGAAAAAATTGAGCATGCCAAACTCCCCGATGTATCGAACGGATATAGGCGACAGGTTGAAGAAGCAATTGCCAGTGATACAGCCGATGGGCTACGCCGCCAATTTGAAGTTTTAGAAGCCGATCCTAATAAGCTTGATGCCGCCGTCGACCTGGCCCTCAATACGGCCATAGACATTCTTGAGCTCGAATACTTGCCCACCAGCCATACCGATTATTACAGGCAATTGACCCTGAAGAAGGACACGCTGAGTGTTGTGATTAACGCCGGCCTGAAGGCTGACGAGAACCGCTTTCGTCGTAAGCAGCATGATGTTGTGGCAAAATTGTTTGCGATCGCACATGCAGATAAGAAGCTCGGCCCAATTATAGATCAGCAGAGCTAATAATTGTAATGCTCGGTCACAAATATATAGCCGGTCGCGCCCGCCGCACCGGCTGTGGCTCCTGTGCCACTGCCAACAGCCCCGGCGGTTCCACCTGTACCATTTGTGTATGAATAAGTTGCACTTGGACTCGGAACAATAGCGTCGAAGCATGTTCCCGAGCTTCCGCCGCCGCCGCCAGCCGCTTGAGCCACAGAACTCCCCGTGCCACCTGAAGCTCCCGAACCTGTATTAGCCGTGGGAGAAACACCCGCAATATTGCCACCCGTAGCACCGCCACCAAAGATGGGGCTTGGAGCGCCCGAGCCACCAATCGCGTAACTTGCTCCATTGGCGATAGAACCCCCCGCACCCGCAATACCCACAATTGATTTTCCTATAGCAGGAGCCGTAATGGTTGCTGCTCCTGGAGAAGAGCCTCCTAGACTGTTACACGTACCCATGCCCCCCAATCCTCCCGGTGCTGACAAAAGGCTTGTGCCAAAAGTTGTCGGGCTGCCATTACCGCCATTACCGCCATTACACCCCGACGCGTTTGAACCGCCGCCGCCGCCGCCGCCGCCGCCACAACCCTGAACCTCAATCCATTTGGCGTTGGCTGGGGTCGTATATGTGCCGCTACTCGCCGTTAGAGACTGAACTGTGGGGGCTGTTGCAGAAAGCCCTAAAGCCGTGCCGTTTAGGGCATAGCTTGTTGCGTTAACGCCTGACGTGAAAGTACCTGTGGTACCTGACACCGCCCCAGTTGAAGCCACGCTTGAAGGCGTAATAGCCCCAAGCGATAGTGTAAGTGCCGGCGTTGTGGTTGGGTTGGCCACGGTCCCTGATACGCCATTGGCGGTCGTCACAGAGACAGAAGTGACGCTGCCACCCGTTGTGATCGTGTTACAGCCGAAACCCGTGCCTGTTGTCCATGTTAAGGCAGACGATGCGCTGCTGCATGATGGAACAGCCAGGCCGCTCGGAGTGGTGGCAGTTAAAGCACCTAAAACAGTATTAGCCGTCTGATTGGCAAGCTGGGCATTGGTCGCCTGACCCGTCAGGGATGCAAAGGCCAGCTGCGAAGTGGTCGCTAGGGTACCTGATGTTGGAAAGGTTACACTGGTAGCCCCTGTCATTGTGAAAGTTGAGGCAAAAGCCCCTGCTGTCGTAAGCTTGCCGCCGAGCGTTATAGTTTTTCCCGCGTTTGCTACCCCGGTCCCGCCGTTAACCCCTGCAAGGGTTCCACCAAGCACGATGTCCCCAGACGTGGCGGTTGCGGGTGTTAAGCCTGTCGTGCCGGCGCTGAACGTCGCAACGCCGCTTGAGCTCGTTAAACAGGTAGGACAGGCAATGTTATTGCTTGTGCTAAGGGTTATTGGGGCTGTCGCGGTTTGCGGCTGGTTATATGCAAATGCCGGAGCGGTGCAAGACGCAACAGCCAGCAAAAACCCAAGGATTATTTTTTTCATTTTACGTTCCCACAATTAAGCGATCGCAATCCACTGGCTTCCGTCGTAGGCCAGGGTAATTGCGCCGAGGTTGAAATTAATCGTGTAGCTTGGTGCGCCGTCGATATTGATCCCACCGCCCTGAATAGTGATGTTGTTGGTTCCGGCATTGCCAATTGCGTCTTTGATCGTGTGCGTCTCGTTGACGTAAGGAAGCAAGGGAAGGTTGTAGGTGATTGGCGCGACCTGATAGCTTGAAGCGATGCGCACGTCAGGCGTTAAATTAACCGGACCCGAAGTGTATGTATTCAGGTTAATTGTGGTGTTCATGAACGAATAAACAAAACGCCATAGCTGGTTTATAAACCCAACAAGGACGTTAAGACTGTCAATACCGCCGCCTTCAACGGCTGAAAATAAAGGGAGCTGCGGTATTGCCATGAAATCCTCTTGATTAAAGCGTCACAGCTCCAATAACAGTTTGCCCTGATATTGCCGCCATCCAGTTGGCCTTCTGCGCGAGGGCCAATGGTAGCACAGCGGCTTTAGCGGTTTCCAGCGTATAAGGAACCGCAGCAACAGCCGCCACCGCCGGCGTTATTATATTTCCGTTGCCGTCCGTAACCGCAGCAACAGCCTGTGTTCCTTGTGGCGCCGGAAGAGATATGGAGCAGGAGCCGGTGATACCTGTGCCGCTATCAAACAGGAAACTAAACACATAGCTACCATCGGCGTTGGCCTGAACAGCGGTGATTTGATCGGACATGAGATTTCCCCTTTAGTACATGATGATCTTGATTGAAAAATTCGGCAGTTTATAGGCACGCATAATACAGAGTTCCGGTGTAAGAAGTCATACCGAACGTAACGGCAGTTGTGCTTATAGAAGTAATAACGGGATTTACGATAGAGGCGCTGCCGATGAGATTACAAACTGGCGTTGCTGGCAGAGCTGAGGCAAATGTAATCGTACAAGCTGTGGCCGCTGTTACGCCCGTGATTTGGCCTTTGTTGTCGGTTGAGCTAGCAACAATAGTTCCGCTACCACACGATGACACCGTTGGCGTGGCGCTTTGACTAAAGCCAAGATGTCCCGCTAAGGTTAAAATTGATCCAGAAATTGGAGCCGTAGTTCCAATGCCAACACCGCTGGCCGTAAACGTGTCCGTGGGCGTGGTTGTTGACGTGCCGACACCGATGCCAAAATTAATGACTCCCGGCAACGCTGTTCCTAACGGAACGCCAGTATTGATGTTGATGGGCCCGCTTGTGCCCACGGTTGAGCTACCGCCGACGAGATTTAATCCTGTGCCTTTGCCGCTTGTGTCAGTGCCTTCGAAAGTCAGCGTCGGCGCAATTCCCGTCGCACCGCCATAAGCCTTGAAGCCATTAACGACTGTTCCTTGCTGGTAATTGTTGATGTCAAGTGTCAGAGCGCCATAAGAAGACATGCGAACATAACCGTTAGAACCTCCAGTAGTCGCTGAAAAACTTAGTGACCCATTTGAAACGGTAAAACCACCCGAACCGTTCGAATATATATTTGTATTTCCCGTCCCTGAATACCCAATATTGACGCTGCCATTGGTGCCGACATTTGTCGTGCCGCAGCACGAGGCTGATTGAAGCGTGATAGTTCCAGACCCTTTTGAAGCGATAGTCAATGCTTCATTGGTTGCCGTACTGTTAACGCCAAGCGTGACGCCGCTACCGGATGCGGTGCTGTTGATGAACGCGCCGTTTGCAGAGCTCGCTGTTGTCGAATTGACTTCAAAAACAGGAATAACTTGCGTACCAACGGCGACGCTTGAGCCAATCGCCATAAGGCTGCTTGTTCCGGTGTAAACGTCTAGAACGTCTGCCGGAGTTTGTGTACCAATGCCGACGCTAGTACCCATGCTTATTGTATTTGTCCCAACCATCGTCAGGCTTGCAGATCCGGCAAATGCATTAGCGTTGTTGTACTGAAACTGGCCGCTGCTGCCGCCGGGAGTTCCGCCACCAGATGGGGTAGCCCACGTGCCATCACCACGCCAGTACGTCGAGGATGACGCCGACGTGCCGCTGTTAAGGTTGGTAACTGGAAGATTGCCGGTTACACCAGTCGTTAGAGGCAACCCCGTTGCATTTGTAAGAACAAGTGACGAAGGATTGCCTAGCGCTGCCCCGGTTGGGATCGTAACCGTTCCGGTGAATGTTGGACTTGCCAGAGGGGCCGCACCGGTCACCTGAGAAACTGTGTAGTCGCCAGTTGTGGGAACTACCGCACCAGTGCGCGTGTTGAAGCTTGAGACACCGCTACCGGTGCCACTAAACGTACAAGTGGTCGCGGTGCAAGAAACACCTGCACCTGTGAACGTAAAAGCACCCGTGTTGCTGTTGATACTTGATACCCCGCCTCCACTGCCACCTCCGTTATTTAAATAATACCATAGGGAGTTGGTAAAGCCCGTTAGAGCATTAACATTGTCCAGGCCTGCGCCCGCATTGGTAGCATAGGGCTGTGGTTTTGAAGGGAGACCTTGTGCCAAACAAGGTGAAGCCAACAATAAAAAAAATAAGACAAAAAGTTTTTTTATCACGGCCCCACCTTGATATTTGGTAATTTTAATCAGTACTTAGACCGTCCCGCGGATGATCTTGTAGTTATAAGTGGAAGTATCGCCCGCTGTAGCAACAACAGTGAAACCGGTACCAGGCGTAATGGTCGACAGCACGGGTTGTGCGCCAACAGTGCCGCCGACGGTATTCAGCGAAATAATCACGTTGTCAGTGCGAAGCAGATTGGCATTAGCGACCGTGACGGCCGAGGCGCCGTTAGCGACGAAAGTGCCGGCGAATGCCGATTGCCCAAAACTTGTACCAGTCCCCTGTGCAAAATTCGCGTTGATCAGGTTGATAATGTTGTTCAGCTCGTTCAACAAATCGAAGCCGGGAACCGGTGTAGTGTAAGTGGGAATTAATGCCATTGGAGTACTCCGTTTTCAGGTGTGATCTTGCAAGATGCACCCCTTGTACTTTAGACCACTTTTATCTTGAATGGAAGAACCTCTTTTATGAAGATTTGGCTCATTAACCCGTGGCTCATATCCACATCCCAACACGCAATCTGACCACCGGGCATGTGCTTGAGGCCGCCGGTTAATACAGTCCTGCGTTTTCGATCAAGCAGGATTTTCTGGTTTTCGAGCTCTTTAACGACAAGACTAAAAGGCTGCCCTTTTTCGTTAAACTTCTGGCGTATCCAGTTACTTGATATATAGAGCTTTTGGGTATCGACTTCATAGCGCATATTAACTTCAGATCGCGGCGTTTGGTATGCCATAACCTCCGATTTCGGATGCGCGGCACAGTTGACGATTAGCGCATCACTTATGAGCGTTTCATGGAGGATCTCGGTCAGGGTGTTAACCGGATCAAACCTCGTGGTACCAGCGACGACATTGATAATTTCAGTTATTGCCCATTCCATGATGCGTTTGGGTGAAAATTCCAAAAGCCCCAAATGCACACATATCTCGGCAGCTACGGCCACCGTTGCCGCAAGCCGAATTAAATAGCGGTGACATGTCTGAGCCCCCGTAACTTTAGTGTAATGCTCGACCATTGTCGCGAGGTTGGCACGGCACCAGTCAATCATTCCAGGCTGCAATAAAAAGGCTACATAGGCTCGTCCTGCATGACCACGATTAAGGATCAGCTCGCTGCCGAGTTCTCCCGTAAGTGAAAAATTAGCATCGGCAGGCTTTTTGGCCTCAACCTCAAAGACACGGTTTGACATGGCGTCATCGCCTGACTTCTGTACGCCGTTAATGCAATCGACGAGGGAAAGGTTTGAAGCTGAAGAGAGTATATTACACCACGCATGGACAACAGGGTTTACGGTACCGTCAATGCGGGCGCGATGCTTGTCGCGACCCTCGGTAAAGCTGCGCACAAACTCGACGATCAACTCGGGGTGACGGCTGCGCAGTTCGTCATGGATAACAGGCAGGTGACAGATCGTTCCCAAACCCCGATATTTAGCGTTTTGTGTGTCATTACCGGATAGCCGCACAGCCTCAAGCTCGCCCCAAACGGAAGCAATCGCAATCATGGTCGTTGTCTTTCCTGATCCTCCGTCAGGACTTATAAGCGAGAATATTGCGCCGCCTTCGCCGGGTTGCGTAATGAGCGACATCAAGGGCGACGCAAACGAAGCCAACAAACCAAAGCTCTGCGACTCACAACCTTCAATAAATAATTTATTGGCTGCCGCTGTCCATGCGGCCAGCGAGCCATTTTTGGCCACAGTCAGCTTCTTGCCCCGCAACGTGCATTCGGCATTGCCCGCGGCGGTTTCAACTGTTCCATCGTTTTTGTACAGGCTATTGCCGAGATAGAAAGCTGAATAATCCATCTTCCAGCCAAACTGTTCGTAGCGCATTTTCTTTGCCTCCCCCTTGCGCATGGCGACGGTAGCGTCGACATACTTCAAAAAATGTTTTCGATTGTCGCCGTCAAGCATTAACGCTCCGTGGTCGGCGAGTTCACCCCACGAGCCCATACTGGCCAGCGCCTTGCCCGCAACTTCAAACTCAACCCAACCCCTTGCCGGTTCCCATTGTCTGAATAACATGCCCTGTTTACGCTCAAGGCTCTCGCTATCCCTGACCTCGACGAGGAAAATCGGGTAATGCGTAAACGCGCGATTATATTTTTTCTCTACGCCGGCGCTGTCTTTGTACTTTAGCTCGACCGTCAGTTGATAATCTTGATTGATGCTATAGCCTGAGGGAATTGGAGGAAAAGTTTCAACTGCCTGAACAGCTGCAGATGCAAACTCCTTTTCAACGCGGCCTAACATTATGGGGCTTGTCACAGAAAAGGGACAGTTGGCGCAGCCTGCAGGGTTCAGGGATTTGAAGCGTTCGCAGGTTGTTGGTCCTGCTGCGTTTCTAGCCTGCACAAGCTTTCGACTAGTCTCTTCGGAACTGTAGGTAGGGTGACCACAAGACCATTCTTGAGCAAGCTGATCCCCATCGGCGCATTGTGCAAGTACGCCGAGTCCCGCATACCATAAAGGCTCTGAGATATTGCCCCGCGTGTCGCGAAAACTGCGTAACTGTGCACATTGATTTGCAGCGATACCTGCATAGCTCGGCTCTCTTTCTGTGCTATATATTGCTGTCGCAGCGCTGTTTAAATCTAGGGTTTGGGCGGCGTGTTGAACAGTGGATGAGGGAGTGGCAGACTGAGATTGAGTTGCTCCGGGGATTTGTATTGTTCCGTCGACAATTTCGAGACACTCGACTGCTCTAGGCTGCCCCGCGAGCTTCCAGTTTCTTGTTGTTGGGGGTCGGAGGATTGAGGCGATGTCTGCTGTGCGGCTGGGGTCTGCGTGCAATCCTTTTGAGGCTGCAAGTTGTTTAAGGAGTTTGGCATTTGGTATCCATTCGTCAGGAGTTAAAGGGCGTGACAGGGGCCAATAGACATGAATGCCGCCACCTGAATAAACGATTGTGGGATGGGGCATGCCCACTTCATCGCAAAAATTTTCAATGGCATCACAGGCAAAATCCTCGTCGGGATAAGCACAGGGTTGTCCATGGCCGTCAGTTCCATAGTCTATGTCCATCCAGAAGCTTGACGCAAACTTTACGTTTTCAGCCTTGCGCGACACGGGTTTTTTATACGTAGCGCAAGCAAAATAGGCGTCGTACCCCAAAGCGTCCAGGCTGGTGAGGGTTGCGGCAAGGTCTTGCACTGATGAAGAAAATCCCTGTTGGGGGCGCTCGCCTTTTTTAAGCGCCACCCAACATTTGTATCCGTCACCCCTTAGAACGTGATTTAGAAACTCTACCAGAGAAGGCATCAATGACCTGCTGAAGATAACTTTTACGTTGGTACTGTGTAACGGACATCGGCACCGGGAAATGTTTCCCCGAAGCTATTGCCTTTTCTAGCAGGTCGAGCTTGGTGATGATCTGGGAATGGCGACATGTATGGGGAACTACCCCATGCAGCCACGTTTCCATCGTGCGGCGCTGGATACCAAACCAGTGCCCCATATCAGCGATCGAAAGCTCAGCCTTATCTTTGGCAGAGATTAAGCGTTCGTTGATATTCATTTATCCTCCCATCGCTTTACCCAATAAATTATCGAGTGCGGCATCAGTTGGGATTGTTGAGATCGGCACCGCTGCAGCTGCCGATAACGCTCCCGGCACGTCGGTTTGACGCTGCAAGAAGGCTGGCATCGGAGGCATTTGCGCCACAGGAGCTGCAACAGGCGGTTGAGGCTGCACAATGCCAGCTGGCTGGGCCATTACCATCTGCGGCATGACGGGATGTGGCGCTGCTGCGGCAGGTACACCTGGTGGAACCTGAAACACATTCGGTGCCTGTGCAGGTTGCGCGGCCGCCTCAGCCGCAGCCTGTGTCTTGGTACGACGTTTCTTTGGTGCTGGTGCTGGCGCAGCTGCTGGTGCCATCGGATTAAAAGTTGAGGACTGTGCGGCTGCTTGGGCTACAGCCTGCGGTTGCACAAACTGTTGGCTTACAAACTGTGGCGGTTGTGGTGGGGAAACGGATTGCATCGTCGGCTGAGGCGGCATCGGAGCCGGCTGATGAACCTGAGGCACCGCTAAAGGCTGCGGGGCAATCTGTGCGGCAGCAGGACGGGGAACGTCAGTAACATTGGTAACTTCAGATACATCTTCAGTTCCTTTCAACTCATCAACCGCAGCTATTTGTTGTTCATTAACATAGCTAACCGCGGTAAAGACAATCTTGGGATGCGGTACATTCGGATCAAACTCCAAACGCATAACCGCAAATTCAAGGCCCATCTTTTGCTGAGATAGCCCCTTGGCGATCGTGGCCAAATTTTTGAGGCTGTCTGCCGGCACGCGCAACTGATACACGGCGCCAGTAGGATTGTCAGCCAGCACCACCGCAAGCTTTTTGCTGTCTGTGCAGGCCTTAACTTGGCTTCCGAGATCACTAACACGCGAACCCCAAACATTGTTTGGGCACGCCGCGCAAGTGGCACATTGAGGGGAAACCGCGCGACTTGAAGGCCCGACGCCGTTATCAGACCAGCAATCAGGCGCTTTCTGATCCTGACCCGGCACCCACTTTGAGGCGTAAAAAGTTTTCGAGACGTGCGGGTTAACACCCACGATGATAACGTCGAGGTGGAAGGTGGGTACCTGAAACTCTTGCCCCTGCGGATCCTGAAGTTTCCAGCGCCGGCCTTCGATCGAGATTTTGTGGACCGATCCACTTGATAGGCCGCCCAAGGCATCGGCGGTCAGGCTGCTTTCGAGGCTTCTGTTCATCAAATGAGCCGGAAGCTGTGTTACTTGGTTTTGAATGACTGGCATATTCATGTTATGATCCCCTTACGTTGACATTGATGATTTCATTGAAGGTAACACCTGGAACGGTCTCACCTGTCTCTTCCTGATGTTTGATAATTCCCTTTTTTCCGGGCCGGAAGTCTGCCAGATCCCACAATGGAAACTGCCCTAGCACCTCTAAAAGATCATTTGTACCACCGCCAACCCCATCAAACAACTGGCCTGCCTGCACCAGCCCTAGTATCTGATCGGCAGCAGGGCGCAACACGTAGTTGCGAAAGCTGACCGGATCCTCCAACTTGACTGATCGGAGGCGCGACTGGTAAGCGGTGCCATGTGCTGTTTTGTAACTGTCGACACCATCCTGGTTCATCTTTGCAAGAAGCCAGGTTTCAATGTTTGAAAGACTTTCATTGAAGGGCTTCATCTCTTCAGCATGGCGCGCGGAAAGAGCGGCTTGGTCAGCCTTCAGTTGCCGATAACGCTCCACGACCTGTTCGACCGTATAGGCCATTAGTTTCTCCTGTTTGAGCCAGGGTGAGTTACACGCGACAAGTCCTTGTACGCGTTCATGGTCGTGATGATCCCCTGCTTAACCATCTCTCCCACATCTTCGCACCTGTTAATATTCCCCCCGCACGCGAGGAAAGTCTGCACGACAACGGCAATTGCCAATGACATGCTGTAGGTCACGTCGCAATTGCGACGATCAAGTGACATCCCGCAATCTTGGAAGTGCTTAGCAACACCGGTAACGTAGGCATTGAGCTTTTCGTCGGGTTGACGCAGCTCGGTTTTAAATTCACTCATTGGTCGTCCCCTCTGATAATATCAAGCATGAGTCCTTGGAGACCCTGTTTTCCGTCAAGTCGACGGTAGATTTCTCGTTCGATAACGGTAGATGCGAGCCGCACAACCAGCATTGATTTCGTTTGGCCGGGTCTATTGATACGACCGTTTGCCTGTGTGTAGATCTCGGGCTGATCCGTGGGGCCATACCAGATAATTGCCGAAGCCGCAGTAAGAGTAAGGCCATGAGCCATAGTCCTCGGGTCGGCGACGATGATCCGAGGATTTTCACTACACTGGAAGTCTTTGAAGACCTGCGAACGTTTTCCTGCTGCGACCGATCCATTGATAACCTCCACGGTGTAGTGTTTCGATAATTCCGAAGATACCATACTTACCACACTTGTCAATGGTGCAAAAATAAGTATTTTTTCGCGGCACTGTTCAATAACTTCATGTAGAACCTGCATGCGCGGCGCCGCGTCGATTTTGTGAATTTCGTGCTGTTCACCGTAAACCGCCCCGCAAGATATTTGAATGAGTTTCATGCGCAAAGCGGCTTCATTAACAGCCGTAACAATTCCCTTATCGACCATGATACGCAGTTCTTTTTTCAGATCGTTGTAAGCTTTCTTTTGGCCGAGCGATAGCTCAACATTTAAGTCCTGTACAGTAAGCGGCGGAAGATCGGTACACTGATCGCGCTCATAGCGAATGGACGGTTGCAACACTTGCGCCGTTGTTTTGGCAGCATCTTTACGCACCAACCACTTGAATGTGGAAATGCGGTACATCGTGCGGTCCTTAAAATTCTTTTGGCTCTCGACATAATCGGTGCGAACGGCGCGAGCTTGTGACCACGCGTCTGTTGGCTCGTTCGGGGTCGGCGTGCCAGTTAGCCACCATATGTAGGGTTTCGATGCCGTAACCTGTCGTAGTACTTTATATCGCATCGTTCCGCTGTCTTTATAAACTGAGCCTTCATCGACAATAAAAGCGTTAAAGGCAGGGTTGTCTCTAATAAGTTGAGCAAGTGCTCCCAATTTGATGGTTTTATTTTGCCGCTCCACACCAACTGACAAGCCGTCGTGGTTAATAATATAGAAGTCGGCCTCCTGATTAAGGAGACGCTCTCTTTTTGCTCTATCGCCGTATACAATAATGCTTTTGCGGCGAGATAAAAAATTCGCAAAGATTTCATTTTGCCACACCGTTTCAAGAGTTGAGAGGGGCGAAAGAATGACGCACTTTTTGACAAAGCCTTTTTGCATAAGATAGTCGACAGCCCACAGCATCGACAAAGTTTTCATTGTGCCAATGTCGTTCAATATAAAACTACGCGGGTGGAGTGTTGCGAAAGCGGCGGTGTGCAACTGGTGCTGTGCAGGTTTCCAGGTGGGACGTATTGGCCAGTCATAATCGTGCAGGATAGGGGACATGGCCTCATAGCCGAGATGGCGCATCATTTGCATGCTGTGTAGATCACAGGGTACGGCCACCTGATTTGGTGTCACAACGCGCGCGGTCGGGATGGCCGCAATGATCCGCTGCGGCGTTTCGCTATCGTAAACGCAGCAATTGTGCTTTTGACTATATAGCATCGAGATATTGCCTTGCGCCCCAACGCTCATAATGCTTTGCCAATTTTATATGTCGTCGAGCTTCTTTTGGCGAAATGCCTAAACCTTCGGCAATAAAATTAAGAGCCATACCTTTTTTATCCCAGGCCAAAGCGGTTCTCCTGAGATAATTTGCGCGTTTTCTTTTAGCCAAAAAAACCGCGCTTCTAATGTTCATGTTCTTTGTTGCCAGCAGAATTGGTGGCTTCTTTTTCGCGCGCTTTTTTGGTTTCTTTGGTGCGGCGATCAATCGCACACGCGCGACATAGCCCGGCCATGCGAGACTGGCGGCGGCTTTTTTAGCTTTGTATTCTTTATCTTCGAGGCACAAGAAAACGTGCTCCTGCGTAAAAACGGCAAAGCCGATCATGGGCAAAATCTTTTTCACGGCTGCACCACTGTTTTGTCTTTGAACGGTTCGAATGCAACGGTCACGTTTTCGAGACAATCAGCCACGATCACCAGCCCGCCGGCAAGTGTGATTGCCCGCATAACCAGATCTTGCCACGGCTTCGGTTTACCGCCCGGGCGCTTGGCCTCGATAACGAAAAACCTGCCGTGATAGCACCCGACGAAATCAGGAATGCCGCGCACCCCGTAGCCCGTCGGCACTGGCATGAAGAACCAGAGGAAAGGCGCTAAGGACTTTAGGTATTCCTTGATTTTGTACTTAACGGTTCCCTCTGGTGTCGACATCTTAAGCTCCTACTTTCCCATTTTCTTCATCGGCATTCCCTGCTTCGGCTGACCCGCTGCGAAACTCTGCTTCGGCGCCTGCTTGGCTGTCGGCTTGGGTGCTGACTTGCTGTCTTTTTTCATCTTTCACTCCATTATACTTGGCCGCCATACTTCGAATGCTGGTCATGGCAGCGGCGACCAGGTCGGGGTGAAGCTCGCCGCCTTCCCCAATTTCAAAAAGATCTTTTATTGTGGTCTCATTGATGCCGCAGTCGTGATGCACGACCACACCGTCTGCAATTATCATAACTTTAAACTGGATAATATCGGGCGGGATTTGCGCAAAAGGTGGGATTATGGGCTGTGTCATTTTTTACTCCGGTTATTTTCACAAGACAGTACAGGGCAATAAGCACATAAGGGCGACTGTCTTTTAGCCCATGTGTCTGTAGCGGCCGCGTGTTCCATGGCGGCAAGTTTTAGATAAATTTCTGACCATATGCGCGGAAGGTCAGCGCGATCATAGATATAGGGCTCGCCGATTTTATTGGTCGCTAGCCAGATGTTACAAGCCGTGATTGTGTTAATTTTAGGGAAGGTAAGAAATCCGAAAAAGGCGAATATATTCACCTGAAAATCCTTCTCGCGCGTCTTGCCTGTTTTCCAATCGCCGATATACATGGAATTGGGCCACAAAACGGACACGTCAAGCGCGCCGCGCGCATAAACATCTTTTGCAAAGAAGTCACAAGGTTTAAGATCGCGATCGACGCCGACTTTCATTTCGGTTCGGATCTCACCGCCTGTTTTACGCGCCATATTGACGATTGAGGCGGCTAGCGGATCCCATTTTGAGTAAGCCGGCGGCAGTTGAACATTAGCAGCTACCCGCTTCTCAAGAGCGTCATGGACGCGGCGGCCTTCAAGCATTTCTTCAGTGGCGGGCTCTTTATTCTTTTGAATAAATTTCCACCAATATTGGTGTGGGCAGTTATCGAACGTGTCGACATGCGTGTATGACCACGGGGGGAGTGTTACCGGCATTCGAGCCTCTTGTGCTTTTTGAAATCTTTGCGCGTAGAAAAGCTCCTGCCGCATTTTATGCATCGCACAATTTCTTCACTTGGTGTATCGGACATCGTAAGCAAGCTCCGCTTCTAGTGGAATATCAGGACACCATGCCGGCGGCGTGGTGAGAAGTTTGTGCAAATAGGCTTTCGCCTTTTCAGCCTCATTCTCTGCAACAAGGAAAAGACCTTCGTCATGCATGCAGCTTATGGCCTTATAAGTTTTGTGCATCTCCACCATTGCTTCTGTGAGGATCAGACGGCTCAAAAACTCAATAATGTTTTGAATAAATTTCGATTTGTAAATGCGGCTCTCGCCCTGGCGGCGTAGCACCGCGAAATCAGGCTTGCCTGCTTGACCTTGGCCTTTGTAGATCAGGTTGCTGTAGTCAAGCCAGGCACCCGTCGGACCAAAGACGCGTTTATCCTTCACAACCATAGGACCAAAGTCCATTTGCGAGCCGTTAAAAAGAGCGGCCAACACATGCTCGCCCTTTTCCCATAAGCCCCCCTTACCGCATATCTTCGGATGTGTACGCCGATAGTGGTCGCGCCATGCAGTACCCTCTTCATCGGTGATGAACACCGGCGGGCCGTAGGTGCCACGCCGCGCGGTCAGAGCAATCTTCGGTCCGCCCGAACCAAATCCGCATGACAACTCCACCTGCTTGGCCATGCCGCGCTCCGCTTTATCGGCTTTAGTAATTAGGCGACCATAGAATGTTGTGCCTAATTCGCAATAAAGGTCACGACCTTCGCGAAAAGCTTGCAACACCCAGTCTTCGCCGGCGAGCCAGTTCAACATGCGGCATTCGATCTGCGAGAGGTCGCCAACCAGCAACACATAACCCGGCGGAGCCATCAGACACTCGCGTATTTCCCCAGATCGTGGAAAGTTTTGAAAATTAACTTTGTCTTCCCCCGAGAAGCGTCCACTGGCTCCCGCACCGTAGTATCTAAGCGGGACAGTAAGGCTTCCGCGTTCGCACATACGCAGCAGTCTTTCACATCGTGTCTCGTTAAGTGTAGACTTTTGGCCGAGACGAGCGTTGCATAGTGCGCTAACTCTTTCGTCTTCATCATCACATAATTCCTTCATTTGCTCGTCGGCTTTAGCTAAAGCGAAAATGCGCTTAGCGGGTTCTTTAGGGCTAGGTTTAGTAGGCGGATCAACTCCAAGCGACTGTAGGATGGCTGCGAATTTAGCTGACGATTGCAAATCTTCTTTAGTAACCCGCAGATCATTGAGTATTTTCTCTTTATCTGCCTTAACCTTTTCATAGTAAGCCTCCATGCGTGGATAATCGAGCTGAAGCACCGGCTGCGTGAACATCCTAATGGTCATGTCTATGACGCGAAGTTCTGATTGGGGAACTAGCGGTAACAAGGATCGGAAGATGAGATATGTAAGCTCAACATCGTGGGCACATCCTGCGGAAAGCGCGGAATAAGTTTGAGGAGGTAAATCTCTAACTCCTCGGAACTCATTGTATGGCACAGTCTTTGCGGGCAAGCCGAACTTAGCAGCCAACGCTTCCAACGAATGTGATTTGTCATGGGGAAAAATTAACCTCGCCATTGATAGAGTGTCAAAGAAGAAAGCCGGCTGAACACCGTAATGGTGCGATAGGATCAGCCCGTCAAAGGACGCTTTGTGCATCACAACGGCATAATCTTTCACCAGGTGGGCTACTTGGCCGAATGTAGGACCGTCCATAACGTCGGTTTTTATTGCTGGATTTTCTTCGGCTCGCGGCATTTCGGTCATTGTTTTGATGCCCACACAATGCGTTTTAAAACGTGGATCGCGTATGTAAGCTTCGGTCGTCATCTTCTTAAGCGTGTAATCGTCGCTATAAAAAGTTTCGAAGTCGAGAATTGCGAATTTCATAACTTCACCGTTTTCATGATGCCCTCTTATTCCATTTGTGGGTTACTGGTCATAGCTTCATCCCCAATAGTTTTTCGCATTCGCTGCGGTGTTTATAAAGGGCATCTTCTGTAGGAAACCCATCGACATAAATTTTCAAAGCCTTTGCAACTTTCTGATATTTGGCCTCGGCAATGTTTGCCATTTCCATATTCATGTCGCTGCGCTTAATAGCTTCATCAAGAGCAAAGCGAAGCGTTTGTTCTGTCGTTACTGATTCAGACTTCATCTGGTATCTCCCGCAAAACTTTGAGGGCATTGTGCCAGCCGCACAAACCTTTGTTCAGATCATTAGGGACAGAACCATCCGTGCATTCAGGACAAGTGGCCGTAAGAGTGTTGTATTCCTCCATCTCGTCTACCGCCCGAACAAGGGCATCGCGTAAGATTTTGGTCGTCGTTTGTGGTTTATCGGGCATTATATCCATCCCAGTGTTGGTTTACCTTCATAGCCATGTTCCCAAACAAACCAAGCGAAAGCGATCATTCCCCCGTATTCTGTCGGGTTTCCATTGCGG